TTCTGAAAATTACTATCGTAAAAAGTCTGTAGATATTTAGTCATACCTGCCTGTAATGCTTCTTCCATCTTTTGTTTTGATAACATTTCATTCTTTTCCATTACTTTCTCCCTTTAAGATTGTTTATATATAACTAATTATGCCTTTGTAACTTTTAAAAACCTAGTATCTCCAGACCCAGCCGCATACAGTCTATATGCCACCTTTGTAGCCCCATCTGCTCCAGAATCGGCAACATTACCTTCTGGTATATGAACTATTATTTGGTCTGCTGTTGTTGCCCCCGGTGTTAGTTCTATATCGTCACCAGCGGTTATATTAATACTGCCAACATTAGAAGATATGGTGGTGTCACCAGTATTTGAATGTACCGTTGCTGTGTTACCTATTACATCTACATTTCCACCTGAACAATAAATATCCAAATCATCTTCTGCCATGAATCTCGCATATGTTTTTCCATTAATCCATACATAGTTCCAAGGTGTAGTGTTTGTTCCTATGGCTATTCTTTGCGTGGAACTGACTGGTAAAATATCGAGCCAATAAATACCACCCCCAACACTCCTTGCATCCATCTCACAACAACTTGTAAAAACTATATCCCCACCAGGGGCTAGCGTAATTCTTCCACTGCCCCCTACAGCCAAACCCGTTGCAGTATTAATGGTAATAACACCAGTAGACAGGTTGAAAGAAACCGTATTAGCACTATTACGTATCGTTCCCGCTGTTAACGTCCCAACGTTGGCTGATATAGCACTTAAGGTGCTAACGTTTATATTACCAGCTTCTACAGCGCTTGCATTTAGTTGGTCTGTATCTACACAATCGGCCTGTAGTTGACTCGTTGAAATAGAGTTTGGGCCAATTACGGTTTCATTTATTTTTGGTGACAATGTTCCTTCACCTATAATTAATGCATTTTGGGATGGTTCTGAACTGTACACACCCCTTGCAATTAAGACTATACCAATCTTAACTAAGTCTGAAAAATCATTTGTAGTTTGCAAAACTGTTTCAGACGTGGCTCTATCTAAATAAACATACGTTGATTCATCCTCTGGTATTACAGCACTACCTGAAGATATGGTAAAGGTTACACCACTTGCAAATTCTATGTCTCCTGCTGTCCATTGAATGTCGTCCCTGTCGTCAGAATCAAACTCAATATCCGTAGTCCACTTACTTAAATAAAATTCATCAACAAGAGACCAGTTTACTTCACCACTAGGCAGTGTGGGTTGATATTCACCACTAGGGTAAATCAAGATACCTTCACCACCCGTATAATCAGCAAGTCCAGTTGGGGTCAATCTTACAGCAGGGTATTCTCTCGTACCACCTATGCCACCATCTGATGCCCATAAAACTGGGGCTGAAGGGCCAACGTCTTCGTCAACTAACCCTGTAGCGTTTGCATCTAAATAAAACTTTTCATCCCCATCTTCCCAATCAAGATTCTTTATTAAGTCAACATTAAGTTCCTCAAAAGTACCTACCCTAACCAACCTTATTTCATTTACTGTAACAGTAGTTCCTGTTTCTGGTCGTATTAATAATCTTATATACTTATTTTTAAGAGGAATAGGAAATAAAGCTGAATTACTTCCTGCAGATACAGACCAATATTTAGTTGAAGCACTAAGATTAGCCACCGCTGTTAAACCATCATATGTTGTTAATTCCCCATCTCCATTTAAAGCATGACTAGAATCTGTTGCAAGATAATTCCATTGTCCTAATAAATAATCCCCACTATCGTCTTGTTTTATATACTCTATCCATACTCTAGAAGCAACATCTACATTAAAAATTATTTTACTAAATTCTTCCTCAGTAGGAGATTGATATGTAATTCTAGCTACCTGTAATGCATTTGGTATTGTATATGTAATTCCTGTTCCCAACTGGCCGTCTATAAGAGCTTGTCTATCATTATACTCGGAAGTATTAAAAGCTCTTTGTATATATACACTTGTAGGAGTAAGATAATTGGAAACATTATCATATACTATTATATTAGAAGCAGGGGATTGTAACATATAATCTGGTATACCGTTTTGTGGTAATATAACATTAGGAGGTTGTTCTTCCCCATCACTTCCTATCACTGTATATTCTCTTGTAGATCTTCTAGCTCCTGCATTAGTAACAGCCACAATCGAAGCTTCAAATTTACAACCCCATAAAATACCAAACAAATTAAATTCAGTAGCATCTTCTTCTGGTATTTTTACTACAGCAAAATTCTCATACACTCTTTGTGGTTTAGAAGTCCAAGGGGGTGCATTTCTAAAATTAGCAGTAACACTAACACCTTTAGATACTTTTACTTCCACCTCCCAATATTTTATATTTTGATAATTATCCTCTTTTTCCCACCATATATAAATACTTCCAAAAAGCTCTACTATTTTTGGACTATTGGGGGAAGTGGGTGTCCAAGGTTCGAATATTTCTTCTGTAATTAATGCACTCCTATATCCTAATGCAGATTTAGCCACTATAGTTGCTTTAACTTGATCTATCTCACCCATAGCTAAGGCAGAGGTTGTAAAATCTTTCGCACTAAGAACTACATCATATAAATCAACTCTTTTTTCTAACTCATATTTTCCTAACTCATATTTTCCTGCTTTCTCCCAAAGCTCAGAAGTTTTTTTCTTTATATAAACGATTAATTCATAACCATCTATTACTACAAAATTTGTAGTAAAAAAATTATCATCTTCATCAGGCTGTGCTACAGAATCCCATCTAAAAATTAAAAAATCAGTAGTAAAATAATTATAATTTTGAACTGCCCATTTATTCCAAGGCCTACATTGTGCCGCTATTCTTAAATTACCCACCTGAGCAGGTCTAGGATCAATTTCTAAATTATCATAATTTATTGCATTGAAATTAATATAACTACGAACAGGGTCTGATGATCTTCCATCTGCATACATCGCATATACATCAACCCAATATTCTCTATCTTTAGCAGTAAGAGTATATACTTTTCCTTTAGGGCCATCTTCTACAACATCATTAAATAATTCGCCGTTTACATCACTTCCTATAACTACTCTACCACCTGTATAAAGAATAGTCAAACCTATAGGAGGATTAAACTTAACTATAATTTGTAATTTATCTATATTTACGGGCCATACAGTAACACTAGATACAATTCTAGTATCTGAAACCATAGGAAGAATAGAGATTCTATTATCTTGAGTAGCAAGTTCTATATCATCATAAGCTACTGTAGTACCTTGCATAGTTGTTCTAGTAGTACCATAACTAAGAACATTATCTTCAATAGCCATAATGCCCGCATTATTATTTTCATCTGGTGTAACATCCAATACTCTATATTTTTGTGGAGTTACTGTGGCTTCTCCTATTTCATAATTATCGAAAGCTTTAGGTTTAATTCCCCCAAACTCTGTAAAACTAGCATATACTTCTTTACCACTAAAAGAAGTTACTTCATACTCTTGAACAATTTCCTCACCATCAATAGGAAGCCCACAAATAGGACATATAGTAACAGTATAATCAGGAGCCCCACTTTCAAGTAAAATATCTTTACTACATGCATCACAATAGGCTTTACTTATAAGTAATTTTAAACTAATAACAAGAGGACCAGATAAATCGTCTATGTCTTGATCTAATATTACTTTTTCACCACCGCTTGAAACATACCCTTGCAATCTTCCTGTTTTACTATCCCCCATTATTACATAATGATTAAATATAAAAACATCCCCTGCTGTAAGATTTATACTTTCAGGTCCCATTCCAAAACTAATAAGTTTTCTATTTAATTTGGAAGCGAGTAATTGAGAAGTAAGTTCTCTTTGAACCCTAGAAGGTTTAGTTAGACCAAAAAGTTTAACCGTCTTTTTACGAATAGTATTCATAACAGCGGTGGCGGTGGCTACATCAACCTCTATATCAGCAACTTGTCTAGTATCCCTACTAAATTGATTCTCTTTATTTACAAACTGCCCTTCTACTACATTATAAGATTTAGAAAGAGGTACCCAGGATAATTGCATAGAGCCTTTTATAATATTACCCTTACCTATTGTTGCTATAGGATCTTCAAATTTATTTATTACAGGTTTATAACCACTTGCAATTTGAATAGGGTAAGCTCTAAAAGTTTCAAATATAGTTTTTACCCAATCAGTAGCACTTGAAACATTATCAATTGATATATTTAAAGTAAATCTTTTTTCACTTAATTGATATTGAGCATAATACTCTGAAGAAACTACTTTACAAGGTAATCCGTTTGACCAAAATCCAGACCCTCCCCCTGCTATATTTTGATTAAAATCCCTTCTAAAAGTCATATCCGCTTCATTTATTATTAAAGAAAGACCTGGTATAGTTCTATATATTTCTTTTACTATAGCTTTAGTTAATCCGCCTGTATCTGTTTTAGCAAATACAGCCATACCTGAAACAGACTGAGTAAAATTAGACTCTGAAAGAAGAGTGTCGTTTAAATACTCAGCTAAATCCTCTCCAAAAATACCTTCACCTTGTTTATTTAAACCTAATGTATTTTCATCATAATAAGGATTACCTTTCTTAAAAAAATCAGAATCCTGATCTTTCATTCTAGATTCTAATAAAGTAGAAGTTCCTGAATCATCTTTAGCCCAACGTACTGTTCCATCAGGAACTAATGTATCACAATACTCGGCGGCTGAAATAAACCAATCTATAGGTAAATTATATTGAGAGGTATATTCCCCTAAACCGTATCTTTTAGCTATAATTAAATCATAAGAACACCAAGCAGGATTATTTGAATATTCTTCTACAAATATTATTCTATTTTCATCGTCCGTATCATATTTACACTTATTACCATTATGCATAGTACTTCTATAACAAAGGAAATCTTCATCATACCAAGAAAACTCATGATAAGCTCTTTCTGTACCACACATTAATTTAGGAACAAGTACTTTCTTTCCTTTTACAATAGCTGTTATTTTAGGAATAGAAGCATTATATTGAGATGTAGCTTTAAATTGAACTCCCAATATAGCTGTATTAGGATAATCATAACCATTGTAAGACACTTCCTGAAATCCTGTAACTTTTATATTTTTAGCTCCATCCCCATCATATGCCTCTGAAATCCTAATTACTCTTATACGTAATCCTTGATTCTGTTCTGTAAAATATTCTATAATTTTTTCTCTTATTAAATTAAGAACATAATTTTTATACTCTAAATTATTTACATATAATTGATGGTCATAAGTTCTTCCGTAAGGAGAAATACTTAACCAAGCACATAGCCCTGTGCCTAAATAAGGAAATCTACTTACAAATAATTCCATATCAACATCACCCATTAAAAAATCACGTATAGGTAATCCTGCCCATCTAGAAATAGTAGGTTCTGTATCAAATTGACCTTTTAATTCATATTCATTATGAAGAAACATTCCTGTTCTTAATATATCAGGAATTAAATTAGTAGTATCATACACATTAAAATCAGACCAAGAAAAACCTACTTGTATAGCAAATTTTAATCCTTCCCCTTTAAAGGGTCTTGTATGTCCTCCACTAGATATATGATATACAGTTGAATTAGTTTCAACTAAAACATTACTTACATTAAAATCAGCTGTAGTTTGAAACTCTACATAATCCCCTTTTTCAATTAACTCTGTACTATTAGTATGAAACTTAGTAGCTCTATTAAAATTATCATATGTATTGGCATCCGCATTTCTATTTCCCATATACTGATTATTTCTTCCATCAAAGAAACTATAAGTAAAATTGGGTACATTTTTAGAAGGGGAATCATTAACTAATACTTCTTTTATTCCTGCACAAGTACCCTCAGATAATCCTATAAGCTGATGTAATACTTGATTATATCTAATATCCTCTACATAATCATCCTTTTTTCTAAGCTTTTGTAAATACTTTTGTTCCGTGGGAAACTCAGGCTTATACACTTGTTCTATATCTGCTTGCCAATCTATTTCTACTTTATCAAATGCCCACAATTTATCAAATTCAAATTTATCTGGGGTATACCCAAACACAGCTAACGCAGAATCAAGTAAAGGGGTGGGTATATCAAATATAAGTTTTTTTCCTAAATTATAAAACAAATCCGCCATTTCTTTTACTTGACTATTTGTAATATTTACACCAAAACCTATAGGATTTATATAAATACTTCCTACAAGATACCAACCTAAATTTTCTTTATCATGTGTCTCGTCTGAAAATATTTCCGTGTAGGTGTCTCCCGAAATTAGAGGGTCATGCCAAGTAAATTTTAAACTTTCATTAGAAGAAACTGTATCTATAACCTTTTCCAAAGCATTAAAAATAATATTACCTATTGTAGTTCGTTCTTCCTCGTTTTTAACAGTTCCTTTATAAAATAAATTTGCTCTTTTTAAAACCCCAGGAGATTTAATTACATCTTGAGCTACGGATAAAACACTATTTGATTTATCTAAAATACTAGGATTATTTATTATCCTGCCCATTTGCATATATATTTGGGGGCCTGCATTATATATATTCCAAGAAGTACACATTAGAACAGCTTTAACAATTTCCAAAAGATCTAAATAAGTATTTATAATTATATCCCCAGCATTAAGTCCAGGAAATATTAAATTCCAAAAAGCATCCCATTGAGATATACTAAGTATTCTGTATCTAAAAAATAAATAAGGAGTTTCTAATTTACATTTTATTTCTACTCCTCTAACAGGATCTAAAAATCCCACACTAAATAAATCTAAAAATCCTATAGATCCAAACCCAGGTATTCTAGTTTCATTTTTATTAACATCTACCCATTCCCAAGGCTGTCTAACTAAATATTCTTTAGCTTGAGTAAGTATATTACCCCCAACTAAAATTTCACCATAATTAACAGGAATAGCTATTCCTTCTCTAGAAGTAGGATTTACATTCCATGCAAATGAAGGAGAATTTTCCGAAGGCCCTGAAGGAGAACTTAAAGAAGGAGCAAACAAAGCATTCAAACCATAGGATATACCCGACATTATGGCCATTCCACCTAACATACCTAAACCATAACCTAAACCATAAGCTCCTAAAGTTACCCAACCCCCCATGGCGGCTGTACCACTTAAGGCGGCTCCTGTACCTATTGCTGAGGCAGCTCCTGCTTTTATTGAAGCTAATATGGCGGCCCAGGTAAAACCTTCTTCCAAATTAGGATATAATACTATTTGATCTTTATCTAATAATTTAAAACCTAAAGTAGTATTATCTATTTTAACATTATTAACTCTTACTGAAAAAATTTCCTTTTCTAATAAAGTAATATACTTTGGATTTACAAGTAAGAATTTATTAAAAACAGATATAAAATCTATTTCTTTACAAATAAATTCTATTTTATCTTCAGGCATTAACGGATTTTTAACAATCGTTAGTTTTGGCATCTATATACTCCATATATACGTCTTTTAAGAATATTTCGATTTAAATCAATTAACATAACTCCGCCTTTCTCTGCACTTATACCAATATTAGGAGGTTGTACTATTATACAAACATGATTTGGTATTTTAGAATGCAAATCCATTTTAAGTAAAACAACATCGTCTTTTTGAAAGTCATTTACTTCTATAAAATTATAATATTTAGATTTTTCTAAAATATGATTATGGCCTTTCTTGTGCCAATCCTCTTCATAATACCAATCCTTTAATTTTATATTTTTAAAATCTTTGTAATATAAAATTAATAAACCAAAACAATCTAAGCCAGATAAATCTCTACCTAAATGTTTATATGGTGCATTTAAATACTTTCGATATTTATTTTCTAATTTTTTCATAATGTCTTATATATCTTATTAAAAGTTCTTTTATTCTACGCAAGATATCAAAGGCTACTTTCACCGTTTAACGACTGTTTAATCCGGGGAAACCCCCAAAACGAAGTCTATTATTATGAGCTAAACAACCGTTTGATCCATTTAAAGTATGCTCACACGAATTAGCAGAGACTAAAGGAAAATCTATTTTAGTATAAAAACCATGCCCGTCCCCGTCCCCTGTTTCTTCCCAACCACATTCAGTACTCTTAAATTTAAATCTACAAAAATCTCTAGTATACGTACATTGAGGTATTTGTACATCTACTATATTATATTTACTTTCTAAAGAAAACTTTAACTCCTGAGTATCTATTGAAACTGTATCAATATAAGCAACATCTTTAATACAATATTCTTTTCCTTGATCTAACACACTTGTAAATACTCTTAAATGAATAACTCTATTTCCCTGCAAGCCTTCTGCTAATTGTACAATATTTGATATAGCCTTATCCACGGAGGATACTGAAATGTCTAGAGTCATTACTTCACCTCTAGAGTTTGTTCCCATAGGTACGATGGTCATTGGAAAAGGCATATATTTAATAGCTACATCATCTCCGTAAGAATCATCAGGTAAATAAAAATCAATAGGAGTATTTATATTGGATAAAAATATATTTTTAGCTATTCTAATTCTATCCGGATCTACTCCTGGTTCCTTATCTAAAGGAATACTTATAGTAAAAATACCTGTAACTGAATCATACCCTGTTATTTTTCTAATTGCCCCTACATTAGCTCCATCCTCAAAAGATAAAGTCCAACAGTAACCATCACCTGACTCTGTAAAATCATAACTAGTAGCATTTAATACTGTCTTAACAGTACTATCTACTCCAATTAAAGTTTTAGTAGAAGTGCTTTCAACATCTGCCATATAAACATAAGATGCTTCTACTGAAACAATGCTAACCAAATCATATTGTTGTTTATTCTTTTCTTTGAAAAAATTTAAAGGTGCATCTCTCATTTTATACTCCGAAAGTAGTTTGGTATAAGCTGGCTAAATCCTCAATAAATTCTAAAGAATATTCAATTCCATGTGGTACTTTTAATGTATGTGGTAATTCTGGTGAAGTAAAAAATACTTTATACGCTTTTTGAACATATATTTCTGCTGGATAATTATTAGTAAAAGTACCATCAATAGTAACAGTCCAATCATCCCCGCTACCTGTCCAACTTAATATTCTTTGTATTTCATGTGTGGAAGTTACTTCAAATCCTCTACAAAACTTCCTACATAAATAAATATAATTCCCTGACTCACATACAGTTTGTGAAAAATCTAAATAAGAAGGATTAGTAGCCAATTTAAAAGTACTTCCCCCTGCTGTAAGAGCATCTGTTACTTGACCCTCTAATTGCCAAGAGGGGATAAAAAAATTATCATAACTACCATGCCGTGCTTTAAAAAATGCTTTAATTTCATTATTCAAATGTACTCTTTGCCCAGGCTCTAATAATTTATTAATATATTTAAAAGTAAATTTATTAGCTTCTCTATCTGATATTAACCCTCTTTGAACTGCTCCGTTTTCAAATTCAGATATAGCAACATTATATTTTAAACCCCCATCTATATCCACCATTTGAGGCATCCATTTAAAAATTTCATTACTCATTATCCGTTCCTCACTATTCCGTTATGACCTTTATTAGCTAATATATTTTGAGCTATAGTACTTTGAGCAGTTCTAGATGAAAGTAAACTAACAAAAGATTTAGAATCCACAGCATCTATTTTATATATATGAATATTATTTCCTCCCCCATTATTACCTCCTGCTCTAGATACAACCCCATTATTTACTACTCCAGTAGGATTAGCTATAGTAGGAGAAGAAAACATACGAGCATTAGACATACTTGAACTAGGCATACTATTTGAGGAGGAGGATGGTAATGCAGATGACATAGCAGTAAAACCTAATTTATTTAAAGCTCCACCTGCAAAATTTGATAAGAAATTACCTGAACCTTCACCTCCTCCAATAGCCATAATAGACTTTAATAAAGTATATTTGATAATAAGAGCAGCAAGATCTTGTAACATGGACTGAGCCATATCTTTAAATTTTTCTTTTATATCTACTGTCTTATCCCCTATTAAAGATAAGTTACCTGCTATATCCGTTACAAGTGTATCTCCTATACTTTCTAAATTAGTTTTCCATCCGTTTAATATTTTATCGTCCTTATTTGCTATCATTCCTTGAATTTCAGAATCGGCTCTAGAAAATTGAGATAATAATTGATCTATATATTCAGATTCTTCCGGTTTAACTATAACTTTTGTTTTAAACTCTTCCCATGCTTTAGCTAGTAAATCTATTTTTTGAGATGCTATTTTAGCTTTATCCGCTAATGACATTAAATCGCTTAATGTTTTTTCATCGTCTGGTATACTATTATACTCTTTTTTAGCATCTGATAAATCTCTAAGCCCCTTTTTAGCATAATAAATAGGATCCTCCAACATCATTTTTTTCATTTTCACCAAATGTCGAGCCTGTATAGCTTCTATTTCAGAAGTTAAATCCTTCCAAGCTTGTACTTTTTCAGTAGCAGTTTTTTTCTCTATAACCCATTCAGCTTCCTTAATTTCTCTAAATCGAGATACTTCACTCTTCATAGCTTTAGTCATTTGATCTAATCTAACTCTTTGAATAGCATCAGCTTCATTTTTCATTTCTTCTAAAACATCTATTTCATTCTTTTTCCTTTTTCTAGTAAGATCATTTTCTTTAGCTATTCTTTCTTTTTCATTTATATAATATTCTTCTCTTAATTTATCTCCTATCTCAAGAAATTTTAACATCTCTGAATCATTTAAATCAGGAAAACTATCTAATAAATTCATACTAGCCCAATCTAAAGGCTTAAGCATCATTCCTGACGCTACTTCCGCATCAAAAGCCTCCTTAGCTAGCTCTGCAATCATTGTGGTTTTTTCTTTTATTAACCCCTTAACCACATTTGTATCCATACCTTTTTCAATTAAAGTTTCAAAACTTCTTGTAATACCATTACCAATAGAATGTACAACATTAGTAGGCATTTCTAAAAGATCAGCAAGTTTTTCAAATAAAGGATCCCCCTTACCGAATTCTCGTATCTTAGTACTCATTCCGTCTAAAGTATTTCCAACAATACTGCCTGCTTTAGACCAATTTTTTATATAAAACATTACAAATTTTAAATACGTATCCTTTGCTCCTGTTCCTATATCTTTAACACTTTCCCAAATCCCCATCCAAATAGCCGCATCTCTAACCGCATCTCTATATTTTGATATAGCCCCAGTTAAATTAGCTACCTTCTCTATTTGTGCATCGCTTACTATTTGATCCATAGCTGTCTTATCTTCTTCAAAAGCCTCCGTAGTTCCTATTATACTTGTAGTCAACTCAGGAAAATCTTTTTTCAATCTTTCCATATTAGCTCGATAAGCCGTATCGTCATTACTTTGCTTATATTTATCATAAAGTTCTTGCATAGCTCCTGCATAAACTTCAAAAGCATTAACTACACCTTCTGTTTTAACAGCTAATTCAGAAAGTTCTCTAGCATTTCTTTTATTCTCCGTTGAAAGTTGATAACTTACAGCTGCTACACCAGCTATTGCTATAGCAAGCAAAGCCCACCAATTAGTGGACACAGTTAAAAAAGGAAATAATTTTGCTACCATAGGACCTAAAGTAGAAAAAGCCCAAATCACTCCTTTTATACTAACAGATAAAGCATACATACCTGTAGTAAGAAGAGCAGTTTTAACTATAATACCTCCTACCATACTAGTAGATAAATCTTTCATCCAATTTACAAGTTCTCTTACTGTATCTAAAACAGCCGTCATCATCCCTTTGGCCCCTGCTTCACCTAAATTTACAAATAAAACACCCCAAACATCAGATAAATTCTTAATAGAAACCTGTAATCCTTTAAACTGTGTGGCCGCCATCTCCGCCGCAGTACCAATATTAAAGGCGGCCTTTAAAGCTTTTTCATATTTATTACTAACAAATTCTTTAACTAAAATTGCGGCGGCCTGGGCTCCTCTAAGTCCAAATAAATCAAAAGCTTTAGCCATATCTACTGTTCTTTCTTTACTATCCCATAATACTCTAGCAAGATTTAATAAAACTTGTTTAAACCCTACTGTTTTAGGATTAATTTTATCTAACTCTATACCTGATTGAGAATACGCATCTCGTAAATCAGAATTAGGAGCAATTAATCTTTTAAGTACTTGTCTTAAACCAGTACCTATAGTAGATGCTCTAAGACCATTATTAGCAAGAACCATCATAGCGGCCGAAGTTTCCTCTATAGATAACCCTGCTAATGAAGCGGAAGCACCTACAAAGTTGAATGCTATCCTCATTTTATCTACTGTCAACTTAGATTTATTGATAGCATTAGCCATTACATCAGCTACACGTCTTGATTCAACTGCCTCTAATCCAAATGCTCTAATAGAAGTAGTTAATAAGTCTGTAACTGTAGCCATTGTAGAAAGAGTACCAGTAGCAAGATCCGCTACTGATTGCATACTATTTATACTTTCAGAAGCAGTAAAACCTGACTGAGATAAAAGGACCATACCTTTACCTACCTCAGCGGATGAAAATCTAGTAGTTGTTGCAACTTGAAGAATTGTATTTCCCAATGCTCCAAGTTCAATTTCTGTGGCTCCAGTAATAGCTTGTAAATTTTTAAGAGCTTGATCATACTCTATAATCTCATTAACACCCCCTGTAAAAGCGGAGGTAATTCCTTGAATTACTTTGCCCACAAAAGCATAAGCTAATAATGTTTTAAATGCGGAACGTACTTTTTTAACCGCAGTCGCATACCGAGTTAAAGGTTCTTTTCCTTTTTTAACCTCTTTATTAACATCTTTAACTCCTTTACCTGCTTTACCCCCTGCTGTATTTGTAGCATTTAAAGAAGTATTCAGTCCTGCTAATTGAGTTTTAAAAGAAGCTATTTGAGCCGCAGCTCCTGGATCTACAACCGCTTTAAAAATAGTTGCTAGTATTAAATTTTGAGCATTATCAGCCATCTACATTCTCCTTCCAAAAACTTTCTTATGCATCCCCATCATTTCCTCCGTCTTTTTATTTCTTTCTTCCGGAGTCATTTTTTCATAATCTTTAGGATCACCAAATAAGAAATCTTTTGAAACTGTAATCTCTTCACCACTCGATGTTTTTATTGTCTGCTGTCCTTTTATCTCTTTATCCAAATCTATTCCTTGGAGTCCTGCTTCAAATTTCATTTTATCTAAGTCGTTTTCCTGGGCTTTCTTGAAGAGGAAATTAAACTGTCTTCTTGTAAGTCCACCTTCTTTGAAGGACTTCCTGTAGATATCTTCGATTCTGTATTGAGGGTATTTACTAAGGAAGATGGCAACTGCCTCCCCAATTGAAATAGTTTTTTCATCCATGGGAGGCTCTTCAAGTTTTTTTCATACGGATCCTTGTAATTCATATCAAAAATCATAACTGCAAGTTGTGTAGATTGCATGTTTGTAATATCTCTACTCCACTTATTTAACTCTTCACCTTCTAAATCCGTAATAAAACCAAATACTTTTTTTAAATTCTTCTTAATAGAAGTCATTATGAAAGATGTTATTTTTACCATACTTGCCATATCATCTTCACCTTCTTCTTTTTCAAAAAACTTTACAATAACTTCATTAACAAGATCTTCTAAATCCCCTTGATTACCCATGGATAATGGGTAAATAGTTATCTCCTTCAGAGTCCGGCTACCGATCTCGATAGCCTTTCTCTGAGGATTCATTGTATTATTTTCTTTCTCCGGTGTATCCATTTTCATCTCCTCTTTAAGGTTGTATTATTCTCAGGATATATAAATTCTACCTAAAGGCATATCATCCCAAATTGCATTACCATCTGTTACTCCACTATCAGCAGGTGTGGAATGAATTGTACATGGTGTATTTGATCCTTGATCGGTTTGGTCTTCCATTTCAACAGAAGATTTAACCTGAGCTTTAGGAAAGATAATATTCAATTGATGAGTACCATCTGGATAAGTTCCAATTCCCTCTACTCTAAGATATGCAGGAGCAACTCTAGCACCAAGAGCAATTTCACCTGACCACGTTGATGCATATTCTACGGCTGTTGGATCTAACCCATGTGCAAGAGCAAGATTCCAAGGAGTTTGTTCCAGAAAGGCACATTCTATTGAAGCACTTTCTTTAATAGGAAAAACAGCATCTAGCTGTTGAGGATATCCAGAGTACATATCCCACCACTCCACATCTCCTGTGTATTTAGTTTGTGCAAGAGCTCCTAAAGAATTAGTTGTAGTATCCAATACCTGCATCTTACTATCAATGTAAGTAACTGAAAGTCCAGCCAATATTTTCATAAGCCCAATTCGTACACTACCACTGTTTTTAGTTGTTGGTCCATTTCTTATAGTCATAATTATTCTTCCTCTCTATCTATATTTTTAGTTTGTTCCGGAGATTTCGCTTCAGGCGATTGTACTATTTTATTTTCCTTCCCAGGAAAAAAATTGAACGTATTCATATAATCACAATTATTACTTAAACATCTCATTTTTAAAGAACCATAAATATACATTTCTACAGGAGGATATATCTTTTTTGAAAACTTAGGATTTCGCCCATATAAAAATTTCCAAGTACCATTAGGAAGCCTTTGTATTAATCGCTTCTGACACTTTTCACATGTATAAAATACCTTTTTATTCTCTTCCATTTACTCCTCCGTAATCTGTAAAGATTTGCATAAACTCCGTGTGAAACAAAGGCTGATATACTAACGATACGCTATTGAATTACTATAAAGCATAGTAACGTATGCTTTATTTTTAAACTTTTGCTGGCCATTTTAATGTTACTGTTAAAGTTTTATAATTCGAATCGTCCATACCTTCTAAGTCATTAGACACTATTATATCATCGACCATTAAAGCTCCTATTACTGTCCAAGGTAAAGGAAAAGATTGATACAAAGTTATTCTTTTTATACCATCCCCATCGGCTGTAGTATCCAATAATAAATTCATTACCTTATCTACTAATTGACTTAATTTACGATTCTCAGTATCCTTTCTTTGAACACAATGTATGATTACTAATACTTCAGATATAGTTTGTCTACTACTATTTCCTATACCTATGGATAACCATCTTGTTATATCTTTATTTCTTAAATTTGGTGTTGCTAATCCTATATCATATAAAACATCTATACCTTCTGTTCCTTTAATATTATCCGTAAAATATTTTTTAATACTATCTCTTAAATTAGATTCGCGAGCTGTAGCATCTAAAGTCATTTTATTTTAACCTTTTCTATTATATCCTCAATTTGAGGAATAAACTCATCTCTTAAATAAATCCAATCTTCATTATCTGAAGGCAAAGCTATTGAAGCTACATCTAAACATCTTTGTACTCTACTTAAAGACTCCAAAGGTATTGATAAAGTAACATGTATATCTTTAGCCTCTACATCTAAAATAACTATATCAGGCATTTTTATTTATCCCCAAAAGTTGAGATGCTATTTTATCAAAGGAATCTGAAAATACAGGGGGTTCTTTACCCTTTACAATCATCTCTTTAATCATTACAGCATCTTTTCGATATCTATTTATAGTAAACATATTTCTTAATTTACCCTCATAGTAACATTGTAATAAATTAGATCTAATAACCCAATAATTAAATACAAGAATTAAATACCCATGTTCTATTTCTTTATGAGTATTAATTCTATCTTTTAATATAAGATTCATTTCTCTTGACCATAAACCCCATTCTGGGTTAAACCTTGATATCTTTTCCCTCTTACACTCTAAATACTTTTTATCAATTACTGATATTAATTCCCTTGCTTTCATTTCTTTGAAGTTATTCATACTACCTCCATTGTGATTTAATGTTTCTTAAAGAAATATTAGCTTCCCTAATCCATTCATTTTTAGCAAATAATAACATAGTAGGCTTAAATAATGGTCTGGAAGGAAGATTTCTAGCACTATTTCCCCATTCAACAGCTAACCCATATTTTGTTATATCTTGTCCTTTAGAATTAGATACTCCAGGTACTATACCCCCAGCCCAATAAGTAGCTCCATCTCCTAATGAAAAAGAAAAAACTGTAATATTAGAATACAAATCGTCTCTATATCTCCAAAAATTAGAACTACCTGTTTCTCTTACTTTTCTTCTTACATAATGTTTATTTAAAGGCTCATAACCACTTGAAAATTTCTGGGACATTAAATTAGATCTTACATTATAACTGTATAAAGTAGCCAACTTTTTAGGTAAATATTTTGACTCAGATACTATTTGTTTTGAAACTCTATTTATAGCATCTAACACTTTTCGATAATCGATAGGGCTAAACTTAACAGTAATTAGCATCTAATACCCATCCATTTAATATTGCTTGATGAACTAATTTATCCTCTAATGCAGAAGCTAAACATTCTAATTTTAATTCAATATCACCTCTAAAGAATCTAGGACATTTACTTTGACTATCTTTACTTTTTTTAAAACACACAAGAACATCTGCTTCTGAAAGTTTAAAAAATTCTTCTAATGACTCCGCCAATCTTTCATCTAATACTTCATTATCATAAAATACAGCAAACCACCCTTCATCGTCTTTATCTATAGAATTAATCTCAAAAAAACTATCTACTATAGTAAATTTATCTGCTCTTCCTTTAAAAGACTCTAAAGTTTTAATAGCATCTGAATCTTCCCCAAATGTTTTTATTACAAATAATTGAAGATTATTCATTGTTTTCTCCCATTACTAATAAAATACCGTCCTTTTTAAGTTTATCACATTGATTATCACAAATATAAATTGAATTAGCACATACTACATCAAAAAATTTACTCTGCATAGCTTTAAGATTATTACTTACATCCCCTGTAACTATTTGTATATTTTGGTATCCTTCAAGATTACTTTTAACTTCCTCTGAATTCTCTTTAGATACCAAAACAAATAATTTTTCTGCCACTTGAGCTATTACTATAGATTCCTTACCTTTTATTGCGTCTATTTCTAAGCATACTTTCCCTTTACAAATATTCTTAATTTCCTGTATCTCTTCCTCTTTTATAAAGCCTTCTACTTGAGTATAATGTTTTCTTACCATTATAAACTCCTTTTCTTGAATACTACATCAATAGTACAGCCAAAATTCTTAGGTATAGTACCCATTTGAACCAACTTTAAATCCTTTAAATCCTTTAATATATCATAAATAAAAGGTGCTCCTACATTTACTCTATGTGAAGGATTACCTCCTTCTTCTACTGTAGGATATCTTCCACCCTGCATATCAGGTAAAAGCAATACTAAATATCCATCTGTCTTTAACATTTCAGCCCAACCATTTAAACAATCCGTTATTGCTTCTACAGTTTCTAAATCCTCTACCATATGAGAACTAAAAATAAAATCTACTTTCTCTTCTTGTCTATATGAAACAGCATCCCCTCTTAAAAACTCTTCTTCATCTATAATTTTAAATGCTTTAGGTTGAAGTGACCTATCAATATGAAATACATTTTTCATAGGTAAAGGACAACACCCACAACCCATATCCAATCCTTTTCCTTTTAAATACCATCTAACATACGTTATATTATGATCAAACTCTGTAAAACATAAATCTTGTCTTGAAGTATCCTCCCAATAAACAAAAGTTGACTTCTTATCTAATTTATTTTGATCTAAAGAATCTACTAAATGTTTAACATCCTCAAAACCATCGCTATAATCATGAAAAATTACTCTTCCGCATTTTTTAACTGTTTCAAAATCTGATTTAGGATACTCCCCAAAATGTTCACCGTCTATAAAAGCTACATCATATTCTAACTCTTCCATAAGTTTTGCTTTTTCTTCCTCAGAGGATACTTGATAAAAAGTTATTTTATCCTCTACACCTAAAAATTTCCAAACATCATTTTTAATAATGTTATTTACAATATCTATTGTAATTACTTTATCAACAAATTGAGCCATCCAAGCCGCCGAAATACCATTGCAAGTTCCTATCTCTAATACAGTCTTTGTGGGTTTTCTAAGAATCATCCTTTTCAATGTTTCACCTACATCACATTGTTTTCTAGGATAAGAAGCAAATGCACTTAGATAAAATACACTTGTTCCAAATTTATTTTCTAATTTTTCTATGAAATTGTTTGTATCCATGTCTCTTTCCTTTTTAATTAGGATTGTCTTTTTAAGAACCCTTGAGGGTTATTGGTAATAATGTACTTCTCTTTTTCTTGATCTATTACCCAATTATCATTTTCTTTAGCTAATTCTATACCTGCAAAAAGTCCACAATCATGTCCAGTAGTTCTATGATCTTTCCAATTAAAAATATCCATTACTCCGTCCTCTATAATAAAATAACTACCAACACTAACAAGCTTAGAGTAACTCTCAAAATCTTTCTTTATATCTTCTTTTTTATGTGACCCATCATGAATAATCATACAACTTTCTGGACTACCTGCTTCTTTAAGTAATGCTTCTATTGTACTAGGTAATGTACTATCCCCTGTAACTTTTACAAGTCTTGGATGCTCTGCTTTAAACCCACCATGATTGATATCTAAACTTATCATCTTACCTTTATTTATAGTATCCAATTGATGACATAACCAAAGAGCTGTTCCTCCGCCTGCCCCTCCTATTTCAATAATAACATCAGGCTGTGTGTCATAAATAATCTCCTGATAAATAATTAAATCAGTAGGTATTTTCTGCATATGTAACCCATGATATCTCATCTTAAAATGACAATTTCTTTGATGGTATAACATCCAAGAATCCAATTTCATAGTAAATTTTTTCTTATAAGTATTAATCATGCTAATTCTCCTTTGTAGTATTCTGTAAATTTATTTAAAATTTCTACATTGTTTGATTTTTCTATATTCCTTAATTGTTTAAGTCCTCCTGAATAAAGAGGTTTATAAATTAAATGTAATAATCTACAAGGAGTATTTCTTCTATAAGCAGGAACAAGTAAATTGTATTCCCCTGGTAATTGTAATATATTTTTAAAATACCAATTATATAACTTTTGATCTTTACTAAATTTATTTCTTTTACTACCAGGTAAATTTACATTATCATGATCTACTGTAAGTAAATCCATATATGCAGAACTTTGTAATACTTCTTTTCCTATTACAACTAAACCGCCATTAAATATACCAGAACCTTCTTTAACCATTCCTATTTCAGGTATTTCTACTTCCATTAAATAACTAATATCATCTAAACATATAAAATCTAAATCTAAAGACAATACCCTATCATACTCTTTAAGACTAAATGCTTCTAAACAAAACCATCCCGGAGCATACTTTTTATACTTTTTATACTTCTCTACATCTATTTTTCTAAACTCTATATTATCCCCCCAAATATCTGCAAGCTGTGGGTACTGTTCTGGTTTTAAATCCTCATACCATAAAATAAGTTTATACTCACCAATATGACTGTGTTCTTGTAAACTTTTTAATGTTACAAGTAAATATTGATAGTAAGATTGATTTCCCCTTGTTGAAAGAGATATTGATATACATTTTTTAATCATTTAAAATTCTCCATTTCTTCTAAACGATTGTGTATATTTGCAAAGTGAATGAGATTTCCAGGTTCTTTAAAATAATACATAGCATTATGTTTTATATCTAACTTCCCTATAGGTATTTTAAAATCATTAATATTATAATTCATAGTTGTTTGCTCTATTAAATATGGCAAACCTTTAGTTTTAATTTCTCTTTTAATAAATACTTTATTCTCAATACCTCTACTAATAATAAAAACACCAGAATTGTACAAAACATACTTACCAGATAAATTCCAATCGCCATGCTCCATAATTTCTGGATGTAAGGCTAAATAAAAAGCCACATAATTATGTCCTGTTCTTCTTGTTCCACATACAAGTATTAACTTAGTCATTAGGCCATCTCCATGTTTCAGGTTCAGCATATTTAGCAAGTTCTGGGGGAACTGTTCCTTCAAAAGTATCTGGTGTAAGTCCCAACATCTTTCTTCTTGCTTGATTTCTAGCCCAGTTTATTTCAATACGATCTCGATCTCTAGAATCGTCTTTTTCATAATGTATAATAAATTCTTCCTCAGTACTTTTCCATGTACTTACTTGCCCAATTAACTGATGATGAGGACTATTTATCCAATGCACATAAGGAGTCTTTCTAATAATTCTAGGCTGATAATCTGGAAACTGATGTATTTGTTGAGCTAATATAGGCCACCCATCATCGTCTAATATAGCATAAGTAGAATCCTCATGTCGCATCAACTCATGTGTTGAACGAACAATACACCCTAATCCTTCAAAAGTATTATCTATACTTAATCTATTTAACATTTCTTTACAAGCTGGATTAAATCTTTCATCAAAATCTAATATAACTAATCCTTCTCCATTAGGTACATATGACAAAGCAATCTCACTTTGTATTACTTCCATATGATGATACCAATGCATCCAAGGGTGTGTATACACTTTAACTTTATCAAACTTTTTAAGTTCCTCAACTGTATTATCAGTAGAACCTCCATCTATACAAATTATCCTTTCACAAAACGGTTCATCTATAATATCAGATATTACCCGTTTTACACTTCTTTCTTCATTTAAACCTTTCATTAATACTATCATGATTGTTCTCCTATTAATGCTTTTAAATGCTTTTTAACAGTTAATGGACTAATTGTATTGATACAAGGTGAAGTACATTGTTTCTTTCCTAGAATAGGATTACTCCAACAATGATGTAATGCATCACATACTTCTAACATATTAGGTTCTAAACAAACTATCTTACAATTCTGTGCTTTAGGTCCAACAACTCTTGCAGGCGCAGGTCCAAAAAGTGCTACTGCATTTGTTCCTACTGCTCCTGCTAAGTGTGAGCAAAATCCATCTACAACTATTGCCGCTACTGCATGTTTCATTACATAAGCACTTTCGGCATAGGTTGCTCTATCTCTTAAATCTATAATTGCAGAAAAACAGGAAGGATCTAATCCACATCCTAATTGTATTACAGGTAAATCTATTCCTTTAACAGCTATATCAATATGTTTATAATGTCTATAAGTGGAAGCACCCCCTGTATTAACTACAATATACTTTTCTGGTAATTCCATATCCGGTTTCTTAGGTACAATCTTTAAATCGTCTGCTTCTACTTTTGTAAAGTAAGGATACATGGAATAAAGTGTTACATCTAAATTATTAAATCCACCAGGTAATATCTTTTCTCCATGTGGATTATATCTAATTTTATACTCTTTTGCCTTTTCAGGAGACCAATCAATAATTTCATCTATATAAGGATTTCCTTCAATAACACACTGAAACTTCCTTTGTGTCATATATACTAATTTCTTACCCTGATGTCTCTCTTTAATTCCTTTAAAACACTGAGTAGTCATCAAAATATCCCCTGCTGAGGAATGTTGCATAAAAAGAATCTCATCTTTTAACTCTTCAACATTTATTTCAATTGGTGAACTTGTCATATCTTCTAATAAATTATTTATATTATCGACATTATCTACCCAATCTCTTCCTTTTTTTAACCCCTTTAATATCATCTCTTCTCTAAGTTTACTATCTTTAGCTACTTTTACTATCTCTTTAGCTATAGCCTCAGGAGTACAAGTCATTCCATCTACCCATGTAGTTTCACCTAATCCGCCAACTAAAGGAACATAAGTAGGAATCGTAGGCTTAACAAGTATGCCTGCACCTTTAACAAGTTCCGTTTGAGCTGTAGTTTCACTTGCTATTACAGGACACCCAGAAAGCATAGCCTCTAAAGGAGTCCAAGACAATCCTTCTTGTATACTACAATTAATCAAACAATCCATGGCATTAAATAAATTAACCATATCCCCTATTTTAAACTCATTACCATTTCCTTTTCCTCTTAACCAGCCTTTTTCAAATCCACAATCTTTAGCATATTGAAGTAAATTAAAAACACCTTTAGTAGGATTGGTATGTAAGTAAAGAACAATATTACTTACTTCCTTTTTAGCTAGAGCAAATGCTTTGATTAGTTTCTGAGGATCTTTTCTGAATTGATTAATACCTACAAACCCAAAGATTAGGTCATTTAAATCATGACCAGGAAACATACCTCTTTTAAGTTTTTTTCTTTCTTCTTCAGGAAAAGGTTTAAATAATTCATTATTATTTAATTGGGGTCTAAAATATCTTAAATTAGGAACTTTTTCGGATAAAAGTTCGTATCCAAACTCTGAGTAAACACACGGGAAATCGAAAAAATTAACCCAAGAAACCCAATCTTTCCTTATGTTTTGAATATCCCAAGGAAAAATAGCTCCTGTCTTAAAACCTTTACTATTTTGAATTTGTTTAATTTCACCAAATTTATTTAAATACCACCATATATCAAAACCTACAAAGATAACAACATCTAATTCTAAAGTATTTAACAAAACTAAAAGTTTTTCAGCTCCCCTAGGATCCTCATTACCTGAAACTTCAATTACTTTATAAGGAAATTCTGTTGTTAGTTCTTTAACAGGATCATATCCGGTATTAATACACCCTAAAACTGTAATCTCATACTTCTCTTTATCAACTTGTTTTAACAAAGAGTGTGTCATACCCGCACAACCAGTAGTAGCTAAAGGATGGTCTCCAACAAATAATATTTTCTTCTTTTTCATCTTGTTCTCCCGATGATTGTTATTATCTATTATCTTCTTCTAAAGTACAAACGTCTATTCCGTTATACCGCCTCTTTAATACTTTATTTACTTTATAATATTCCCCTGACACAGGCTGATATCTGTCGAGCACCTGTATATTATAGCTTGAGGGGATATATAGCTCGTCCTTTTCAATTTGTAGTACTCCCAACATTTCATCTGTATTAAGCTCTGTTCCGAATAAAGGCTCTGTCTGTAATGCATAAACATTTGATTCTATTAAATTAAATTTTTCTTTTAATTCGTATGTGTCTGTATCTCTAACTTCACCTGAAGGCCTTAATATCTCTCCAGATACGTTACACTTATAATACACTCCACTAAATTCATATACTTCATTTTCAAATACAATAGGAGTTTTATTCATAAACATGTAATCTGTATTTACAACAATAAAATCCATTATATCCCCTACGATTTGATCCGTATCGTAAGGAAGTGAACCTTCTAAAAAAAACTCTCTTATAAAAGGTTTTGTTACTTGAGCATTAGCTTCAAAATCTATTGATTCCCCGCTATTACCTGTTCTACGATTGTGTACTCGGATACCTGATTCACTATAAGCATCCTTAACATCAACGCCAATACCCATTAATCGTCCTCAGTCGGTTTAAATATTACTTCATTATCGTCTGTATAGGTGGTGTCTATTCCGGTTTGAGGCTCATACTGAAATCCAGCATCTATTTTTGTTCCAAACATATGGGAAAGATCTACACCAGTAGGTAAAAACTCTTCAGGATACTCCTCCTTAATAGCTAACCATTCAGCGTCCATTCCACCTTTTCCATTTTGACCATAAATAATACCATAATAATGGTCAAATCTATGTTGTAAACTAATCTGCTTAATTTTAAACTTATGAGCCGACTCAGTGAGAAGATAAAAGTATAAATACCTCTTAGCCCTATTCTTCATCCAAAGTGTTTTAAAATCTGTAGATACAGGAAAAGACCAGCCGGTATCCCTACTCGCATCGTCTAGAGCATTACTATAATCGACGGTAATGAGATAGTCGGCTAGTCCTTTGACCTCTTCTATAAGTAAGTCTGTAAAATCTGCTTTACTTAAAAACACTTTTTCTCCTCTTAGTTCTCCTTAACCTCTAGGTACTCTAGTGGTCTTGATTTTCTCAGTTTTTACTTCTTCCTTCTTTTCAGTAACAAGGTCACCCATTAATACTCCGTCTGTATATACTTTACCATCTCTGATTTCTGTTTGTGGAGTATTAATAGCACCCCCAGAGCCACCAAGGGCCTTGAGGGTGCCTGTATTTGCATGAAGTTCACTTAAAATTCTAGGAGTTATATCCTTTCCTGAAAGAACTACTCCTTTATAATAAGTGTTCTCTTTACCTTTACCAAACTTTACTGTCTTTACAACCTGTATTCTTTCGACTTTCATAATCGATTGCTCCTTCTATTATTTAGGTATAATTGGCTCAAATTGTACTAATGTACACAAACCGTTCATTTCCGTGTCTGGAATAGTTCTTGTAATATCCCCAGTCATAGTGATAATATCCCCAGGATTAAAATTAATATTATCATAATCTATAACAGCTTGTATAATACCTTCTCCTGAAGCCCATGTTGAGATTGGTACACTTTGCTCTCCACTCTGATACGTAAACTTAGGTTTAGTATCTAAACAAGATGTTCCATTAATAAGAACATCTAATTCAAAAGACATTGCATCTGTTTGATCTGCTCCTGACTTAACAAGAGCAAAATTAACATCTACTATCCTACCCGCATGTTTGCACAAATGAACAGGGTAGGCAGTAAAATCTGCAGTTATGTCTCCATTAACTATACCTTTAGCATCTGGCTGGCCAAAAACTGTTACATCATGACCAAACGTAGGCGAGGGAGGGGGTAGTTTTCTTTTATTAAAATTGCCCATAATTCCTCCCTTCTTATGCTACGGTTAAAGAGTAAATAGCATCTCTTTGATAAAGAATTGGTAAGCCTTTATTCTGAACACGAATAAAAACTCCTTCAGGATCCCAGTCTATATTGGAATCTGTCCGAAGACCATAACCTCTATTTAAACCAAAGGGTGCTTCCTTATACTCAGCAATAGGCTGTCCGTCTACCATAGGAGCAAACATACTAAACTGATTATCTGGAATAAATCGTTTACTCATTGAAACATAATCACGCCCTGCTCTAAAACTTGCAGTAGGTGCAGTGGATACAGTTACAGTACCTGTTTCTGTCTGAACAGATGCAATAGTTTCATCTTCCCAACTTCCATCTTCATTATTATGAAAACGCATGGTTCCGCCAACTTCCCAATCAGTAGCATCTTCTACAGAAATAGCTACAGTAGAACCGCCAGTAACAACGGCAGTCAACCAGGAACGTACCTCATACATTTCATCATAAACAATGATCTTAGGAATATCCAGTAAACCTGCAATTACATTAGGATTTACACCAACGGGATTATTTACATTACCTGAAAATAAATCCCCAGTTCCAAAAGTAGACTTTGACAATAGAGCCTGAATAGTAGCATCTCTACCTAAATACTCTAATACAACAGAGTTACAGATAGCATACTGTATTTTAGCTCCATTTGCCTCAAGAACTACCCTCTTACCATCAATTATATCCCCCCAAACATCTTTACTTGCGCCTGTACTCCACTTATAATCAGCGGCAAGAGCAACTTCATTTTCAGCTGGGAGATCATAATCTACAGATATTTTCATTCCGCCTTTAGCAGAATAACTGAAAGATCCGGAAAACAACATTTTAGCAAACATCCACTCTTTCCTACGTACAGCTCTATTTTTCAGTCCTGCAAGTTCTCTAGCCAAGCGAGCCTGGGAAGAAAGGTAATCTGATTCTGTTCCCTCTTTTCTTAAATTATTCAGGAACTCTTCATCAAAATACATTTTTTCTTTCCAATAAGCCGCCTCTGCTGAGTGCTGTGCAATTCCAAAAGGAGATGTCAACGGTGCCGGTGAACCAGGGGGTACAAACGGAGTCATTCCTCTACCACCTCTTTGACTCTCCCATTTAATAGAACTTGATGGGGAAATCGAAGAACCGAAAAGATTACTCAGTACGACCGGTACTGGTGTATTATATACCTGCATAAATCTCTGTAAGGTTGCTAATGTTAGTTCTGGTATTTTACTTTTTCCTCTACTCATATTTAGTTCCTCCTCTCTATTTAATCATTAAAAATTGACCGATTTCAGTACAAGTGCCTATTGCAGTCTGAGCCGCATCATCAATACCTTCAAGTGTCCCAATATAAAAGGTTGCATTTGACATAATGATTGTTGCGTCCGCTCCAGGGGCATTTGCACCAGTTCCAGTATCCACATCTTTATCAAGTATACCTACAGCATCCGACCAGTTATTTGAAGCCGCATTTGCTACAGAAGCCTCAACACATACATAGGCGGATAATGCTACAGTAAAAGTACCTGAAACAGTCTCGGTTGCAGTAATAGAAGCCATATGACGATTGGTGGTTCTATCTATTACTGTAATAATTCCAAGATTTTCTACAGTAACACCAGTACAATTAAGAATTAGATCATCACCTATTTTAAATCTATAACTATCGTCCTGAGTTACATATACTTTTGCGGCTCCTGATGTTGAAGGAGTAGCTAAGATATACGCTCTACCACCTTTCCAACAATCGCCTGTAAAAGTAGTAGGACAATAAGGAAGCATCTTACCTTTATTTGTACTAGAAGTAGAAGTATTCTTTGACAAAACTGTACCCATCTCTATAATACCATAACCAGCCTGAATTGAAATAGGAACTCTAAGACATGCCAAAGGTTCTGAATAAAATAACCTTTTATAATTTACTTGTGTACCATGGACTACATTTGGAGTATCATACATAATTATTTTTCCTTTCTATTTAGTTGAAACATGCCCTGCTAATCCTAGCAGAGTGTCTGAAGTTTTTTCAGTATCGGCATCAGAAAAAGAACTTCCCTGTTCCGTATCATCAGTTTCTTTCTTATTAGAAGAAAAACCCTTAACAGAACTCTTATCAATACCCTTAGATACCCAGTCCTTTATTTCTTCTTCTATTGCTAATTTAAATTTCTCTACATCCAAAGTTCCGTCTTCCATGAAATTATCCTTATTCACACAAGGCATTACTTTCTCATAAAGATCTTTAGGTATATCACTTTCTGATAAACAACTTGTCCAAATCTTTTCTGCTTTAAGTTTAAGAGCATTTGAAGCAACCTCTGCCTCCCTTTCTTCGTCTTTCTTCTGTAATACTCCAACTATTGTTGACATTTTTCCTACTTCAATGCCAAGGTTTTTATTTTCATCAGAGAGTTCTTTTTCTCTTTTTGAAAATTCCTCCTTAGCGGCTTCAGTAGCTTTCTCGGAAGCTTTATCCTCGATCTCTTTAAATAGATCAGGACATTCTTCTTTGAGCTTAGTTACATTTAAATCTTTAAATTCCATTCCCTTCTCCTCTCTCTTTACCCTTTTTATTTTTGTTTCTTTTACATTAAGTTCGTTATTGAGCATTTCGGGTATCTCCCCGATTACGTCTATATCGACACCCTCTTTCTCACAAAAAGCGGATGATTGTGTTTTTGAATCTGCTCCAAAAACTGTTACAGAACCTTCTTTTAACTCCCATTTACGCCAGATATAAGCAGGTCCTTTAAGCTCATACCCATTAACCATTGCTACTTCCTTCTCTCCTAGTCTCTGTATTTCTATAGGATTACCTCTTACACTAGCTTGGAAAGGAAACCCCTTGGCTGACTGTTCTTGAAAAGCAATACTTTCTGGTGTATCTAAAAGTACAGTTTTTTCTGGGTTTACCTGCAAAGCAAACTTATCCGTTACTACCATCTCTTCTGTAAACCCTATCCTTTTACTGGTAATATGATCTTCTAAAATAGGATATTTAGGTTTTTTTGCCGACATACCCATTAAGTCAATAACAAGTGTACCCCAATACCAGTGGTTTATAATAGGCTTACCGCTGTATACCTGCATTTTAAGCTTTTTCCCTTCGCCTTCACCGTCTTTAAAACAACATGCAATAGTGCTGTCTTGTATTTCAGCTAAACTTAAGGCTCCTTTTGGTATCTGTTTCATGCTATTTTTCTCCTTAATTTATCTAATTGCACACACCGCATAGGTCTGCTGTTGCACCATCAACCAATACTGTCCCACTGCAAGTTCCATCAGGAACTGCGTCTATAGTACAGCTCTGCGTACCTGTTGAATTAGCAAGCATTTTAATTTGTACATTATTTGTTGCTCCAGAAGGTTTTTCAAACAGTGCTAAAGTTTGGTTGGTCACCCCTGTTGTGACACTATTTCCGTTCAAAAATTCTGCCCCAATAGTATCAGCGGCTGTGATTGAGCCACCCCAAGGAGCAAATTCATCCGTCGGCATAAATGTCATACTGACAATCTTTTTTGCACTTAATGCCCCTAAATAGGATGTCGCCCCAAAAAATTTTGCTCCTCGTATTGTGAGGTTGTCAGCATTACCACCCGCTGTTGAACCATTTAGGCTAGATTGACTCAATATACCAATAACTTCATTATCCTCTAGAAAAGAAGTGCCTGTAATAAGATTTATAAGGTTAATTCCAGTTCTAGGTGTTCCATTAGACTTAGTTTTTGATGTTATATTTCCGTTCCTATCGAGCTTAAAAAGTGTCTCGTCTGTTGCACTTGGGTAGGTGTGGGTTGCATCATTAAGCTCCCTATCCATAACTGTTATCCAAGGTAATTCACCAGGGTCACTTACTGACTTCTTATCAACCATAGAAATCATAGCACCCTCACCGTTGGTATTGGTAGAACTACTCTGTTCATAGAGCGTCCCAATTTGACCCTCGCCATGTAGACCGATTCCAAAGGCTGTCGCATATGTTGCGGACGCTGACAGGTTTGCGTGAACAAGCCAGTTATAATTTGATGCGATAGATTCGTTGTCAAATATCCATATAGCCGTATCAACACCAACCATTGAAGCAAGTCTTTCTGGATAATAGCTATTTGAGACAGAGCATTTAATCAGTTGAGATGAATAACCGCCCTCCTGTGTTGTCATGTCTAAGGTTCCGACCATTGTCAAGTCACCGCCAACCGTTGCGTTATCAGTTGCAGTTATATTCTGGCCTTGAAAGTCGTTAGCTCCAATATCAATGTCTTGGTTTGCATTTGAACCGTCAATTCCAAGATATGTAGTGTCTATGTCTGTTATCTCACTAACAGTAATATCACCACTAGGCCCAGGAGATTGCCCCCATAAACTGGAACTTATAAAACAAAATAAAATTACTAATAATATTCTTTTCATATTTAATCCTTAAATAATATTATTATCTACATTAATATAAAACTTTCCAGTAACTTCACCAGATATATTAATAGTTCCTATTTTTCTTTCTCTATTATCTAAATTATAAAATGTATTATTTGGCATTCTAATTGCTTTATCTGAATCATCATTTGTATATATTTTACAGATACCCCCACAAATATTATACATACTAATTCTCTTATAAGATATATCTATTTCTACCTCTTGTACTACCCCGGCTGTAATTTCTCCTGCAAATAAACTATCTACTTGAGCATCCACAGCAGGTAAATCCGAAATAAGATTTAAATTACTATCATTTAAATATTCCTCTGAAATAAATCTTTCTCCTGGTAATACTACTTTTTTACCGAACTTTATCGTCATTTCACCGCTATAGTCATATAAGGGCATAATTTACTCCTTTTTAGTAATTTTTTTAATAGTTTTAGAAGGCTCTAATTTTTTTTCTTGAGTAGACTCCATATCTACACTATTTTCTAATTCAGGATATTCTTCATCTTCTACAGCCGAATCTAGCCTATCACGACCGTACCCGCCAAAACCTATAGTTTTAGCTAATTTTTTATTAGGTATACCTAATTGTTTATTCATTGAACCATGCTTAACACCTGAAATGGCTCTGGCCTTACCTTCTAAATCTAATGTTTCAGATACAGGGTATGAAATATCTACAAATCTTTCAGGAGGTAATTTTACTATCTTTGTTTGAACTTTTTTATTTTTAAAATGTGTTCCAACTGTTTTAGGAAAAGTTTTAGGAAAAGCTTCTAATGCTCCAGCTAAAAAGAAAATAGAACTCCAAAAATCATATTTTAAAAATCTATCGAAATATGATAAATCATCAGAAGTACGATCTGACATAGGACCTCTTGTAGCAGTAACAGAAGCACGATTACCATCAGAAGTACCTGTCATAATATCAGTGGGTTCATTCTGTCCTGCGGCAATCATCTCTTTAATATCTCGGTCTTCGCCAGATAATGTGGGTAATTTAGGATTGATAACCTCAGCTTTCATTCCCGGGGGTAATACAAGTGAAGAACCTGGAGTTTTTTTCTGCATAATACCAGTATTCTTCCTCTGTTCGTCTGTCATAGCCATCCAAAGCCTAAAATCCTTCAACTCGTCAAAACTAAATACCCAAAGATAAGCCCCAGAAGACTTTTTATGGTCTATTTCATATTTTTTAAGATTTTCATAATGATTCAACCACTGAAGTGTGGTTCTAAGATAAGATACAGCTCTTCTTGTTACAAATCCTTTATCTCTTGCTACTATAAATCTTGAATACCCACCAAAAACTCTATATTTATGTTTACCATCTCTACATTGTTGTTGTTTACTTCTATCATAATCCTTATGTTTAACTACGGAAGCTACTAAATTAGGATATCTAGCTACATATATAGAAGGACATTGAATAATTTCATTACCTACTTTAATATTATAAAACAAAGGCATTGTTGCTTTATAAGGATGAAAAATAATACCTGTATCATCATCCCCTCCATCATAAATAGTTCCTGGATCTATAAAATCTACCTCCACAAATCCGTCTAACCAAGGAGTTAAACTATAAAACCCTTCTCCTTCAATATCAAATCTACCTTCATATTTAGGATAAAAATTATAAAGTCGATTTCTATGATCTAATTCAATTTGATCTATTTTTTCTTGGATTTCCCAAATTTTAGAAGTTGTTTCAAAGCCCCAACCTACCTTCCGTCCTACAGAACCTCTTACAGATGTATTTAAAAAAGGATTCTGATTTACTTTATTCCAGCATTCCTGCTGTAAAGCAAATCTGGTTAATACACTATCCCCTTTTTCATTAGTTATAGTAGTAAAACCGTCTTCATCCTTACTTGCAGAACTATCCCCATACTGCCAAGGCATGGAAAATTGAAATTGCTCTAAAATATTGTCTGGAATAGCTTCTAACTTTTTTAATCTATCTACAAATAATTCGTCTTGATCTTGCTCTTGTTTCAAATTAGTCACCATTTATAAGGGTTATTTATCTTATAGCACGCTTAAATACCATTGTCAATCCTTTTTATATATAAAATAAAAAAATTAATAAGAACCTAAATGACCGTCTCCTAATAACATTTCTCCAAAAGACAAATTTACTTTTCTTTCTCTAAGCTTTTCAGGACCTATTGTTCTACTACCCCAAATACACCAAGCTAAACTAAACATAACATCATCTTGAACTCCAAATTTCTGATGTTTTTCAGAACTGCCAAACCATCTACTAGAAACATCGTGATCAAATACAAGTGCTTCCTCTTCTAAAATATCATTCATTTTCTGTCCTCGAAGAGGTACGATAGGAGTTTTAAACCTTTGATCACGATACAATACAAATAATTCTGAAAATGCTGTTTTCTGTTTTTCATACCCTGGATGAACTGCTTCATACTCTATTCCATTATCCTTACACCAAGGATCTAAATCAAACGTACCCCAACGTTCAGCACATATTTTATCTAAACCATCATATTCCTTATCTGACTCTGTTAAAAGTCTTTTCATTTCATCTAAAGAATTATTAGTTAAATGTTGAATATTAATTAAAAAATAAATATACTTAGGGACATAATTAGGCTCTAACCCCATAAAAGGATTAGATAAAGACCCAACAAGACCTTTTGCTACTACTGTATATATAGTTCTTGCTAAAGGGTGGGTTTTCATAGGATCTGATCTATCAAATCCTGCTGTTATTACCCATGCTGTGTCATATAAAGCCCCTAATTTATTTAAATCCGCACCTGAAATCATTTGTACACCCGATGATAATGAACCTAAATTATATATAGACTCCACAGGAACTAGAGATTTTTCTATTTCATTTAATAAAACTCCAGGATCTTTAAATTCTATTCCTTTAGATTCCCCTGAATCTGCAAATCCTTTTATTTTTAATTTACGCTCTACTAATTTAGCTACTTCTGAATTATTTCCATAAACTCCATTAGCTCCAAGATACCTAGAGCATTCTATTAATTCTGGAGTAAATATCTTTCTAACACCTGCATCCCAAGTATTTAAAAAATATCTTTCAAAATCTCCTAATGGAAACTTCTTTTTATAAGATAATAATTGTTTTTTAGACATATAAGGATTCCAATAATCTTTAGGATCCCCAAGAGTACTACAACGATAGCTAAAAAATATTGTTTTATCTTTTTCTTGTTCTTCAGCTTCTTCATCAGTTAATCCTCGAGCTTCTAACCAAGTTTCATATAATACATATAACTGATGTTCTTTATCAGAAACTGTAGAATCAATTAAACCAAGAGAATTTGGAATATTACGTACAGAACCATCTAACTGTACAAAGAATTTGGTATTCCTCATATCAAAGAACTCTGAAAATGTATACCCTGTAATATTAGAAACAATACCAGAAGCAGTTGAAATAGGATGAATAGTAGATACCACATTATTATGTCTATCCATAAGTCTAACTACTCTTTCCTGTACATTTTTAGAACCTACAATTCTAATCAAATTAGGACTATTATTAATAATGTCCTTCATGATGTCAAAATGTACAAACTTGGTCTGGTCTTTGGAATTTGCTCCTAATGTTATTTTCTGTTTAGGAAAACAGAAGAACTTCCAGAGCTGTATAAGACATACTAAAAGAGATTTACCTTCACCACGCATCCAACAAAATACTATTAACGTATAAATAAAATTACCGTCCACCATACGTAATGCTTCTTTACATATTTCTTTTTGACCTTCCCAAATTTCTGAATATTCCTCAGGTAATCCGCCTAAAGGATACCATTCAGGAATACGCTTACCTTTTGGGTAAATAGAAATCCAAGCATTATCCTCAGCCCATAAACAAAAGCCTTCACCCCCGTTTCTATACTCCTCTATAGTATGTTTCAAATATTTACTCCTGTACGATTACGAGGCTGATATCCTTTGAACCCCACATTATTATTAAGTAGTCTATACATTGACATGCATTACTTTCTCCGTATTTCTCCCTCTAATTTTCAAATGTTTGTTCCAAGCTACCCATCCAAATAAAACAAGAGAGTAATAAGCTAAATTATTCAATATCTTCATACCATTTACTTTTATTCCTATAACTTTAAACATATCATCCCAATAATTTCTACTCATAAATATTCCGTATTTAAACTCTACTTTATCTTTATACGTCATCCTTAGATACCCAAACCTGTAAGCGTAATCGTGTACAAGTCCTGGTATAAGTAATATGCCTGTAGGAGCCAAAATCCACCATAATAATCTAGGTATACTTGCTCCATCGAATATAAACCCTGTATGTATAACAATCCAAACTCCTTTCCTTAATTCAAATTTCCAATCCTCCATTAATTCCCATTTACGATTAGTAGCCAACCATAAATATATAGCCATAAAAAATCCTGCTCCTTTAGTAGGAATAGGAACAGGTCTTAAAATAGGCATTTGATTTTTAGAATATTTACTATCCATTATTCACTCCCCCTTACTCTTTTGTTAAATTATATCCTATTGGTAATGTACTAGGTATTTCCATTTCACAAATTTTATCAAATGTGATATCCATATATTTTCTTTTCCAATATTCAGCTTTTGTTTCAAAATCTGCTTCAAATCTAACTTCTTCACGACCATCTAAATTTGAAAATGTTATTATTCTTATCTTCATAATTTAATCTTCTTCACTCCTCTTCACTCTTTTTACACCTGTTTTAGTACCTTCTGGAAATATCTCCGCTTTAATACTTCTATCTTCTGCACTTATCATATAATCCACATAATCGGCATCAGCATTAGCAGGAGGTAAACCATCGTCTCCAGGCATCATTATAGCTCCGTCCTTCTGACCTCGGAATATTTTCTTAGCTTCTAAATACTCTCCATCCATCCCCAGACTACGCTGGGTACGTTCTATAGCTGATATAATTCTACGTATTTCCTCATATATAGGATGCATCTTGACTTGACCTTGAGCTGTTACATACGTAGGTTCCTCCACTGCAAGAGCTACTTTTTTCATCTTAACCAGCATCCCGAATAAAGGCATCAGATGCAATGATACTTTATTTAAGAATTTCTGAGTAAGGCTATCACCCATGTCATCAATAATAGCATCGAATACAGCATCAACATACTTGGTCTCTACTGTACACTTACCCGTATTCTCATAAGGACATAACTCACGAAGTGGACAATCTTCTCCTCTACATTTCTGTACAGCATCAAATATAATAAGTTTATGGCCTTTGAATCCTCCTTTAGTAGGTTTAAGAGTATTCTTCTCAGTTACTCTCATATACACTCTCCTTCATTTACATTAATCATTTGCTCATGTCCGCACTCAGGACATTGGACTATCTTCTTGTTCGGCAATGCTAAACTATAGGTATCAAGCATCTCGGTTCCACACATAGCACAAAGACTTCCTGATTTGCGGAGTTTGGTATCTTGCTTAGGTAGGTGGAAAGGAACCGTATATCTTTTCTTTTCTTCCATAATCGTCTCCTTTACAAGGTTATTGGTATAGTGAGATTATAACATATATACCCGGTATGTCAAGCGGTATTATAGCCTTCCAGAAAGAAAGTCACTAACGAAAGGCTATTGGAAGGTATTATCTGACGAATATTCATGCTCACCGATTTTTGGATATATGATCTAGGATTGTTGATTAGATCTTAGGAGAGGTTTTGGAATGTTACTTGGAGGATTATAAGAACTGCTATTGGGATCAACGTAGTTGTGGATCTCAGATATTCAGGTAAGAATATTGTGGCGGTGCCTATGCCACTTTTAATACATAAAAGTGTGCGTAAAAAAGCAGGGGGGCTTAACTACATGTAATTACTTTACTTATTACTTATTACTTATATGTATATGTAGTACTAGCTATACAGTTTATGTTTACTTAACAAACGTAATAATTGTTGTAGCTTTGTCAAAGTTGTCTGCTTTAGCTGTGCAAGTGTATTTATACTTTTCAATTTCTTGACTTATTACGCTGTTAATATGACTTGTATTAGCTTTCAGCTGAAAAAACTTATTGTCTGCATATAAGTCAATAGCAAGTAATATTTCATTGAAAGTGCAAACATTTGACATTAAAAATGTTAGCATGACATTACGTCTACTATTATTTTTCAGTTGTCTACTTATTGTTGAAAGCTTTTCTGCTATTTCAGCTTTCACTATTTCTGCATTTAAATATTTCTTTTCAAGTTGTGTTTTTTCAGTAGTTGAAAAATGTAAAGTGTTGTACTGTGCTTTACGTATTTTTCTATTTTCAATTATGTCTGTAATTGCTAATTTGTGCTTTGACAAGTACTTACTTAACACATTAAAGCTTTCTGCATGTATGTCGTTTGCTGTGTCGTTTGCTAAACAAGTGCTATACATTGCTTTAACATTAGTTATGTGCTTATTGTCTATAGCTGTAGTTGTCATAATGTAGTCTTTTCTATACGCTGTTTTAAGCGTCTTAATTGCGTATAGCTAGTACTACATATACATATAAGTCTTAAATAGCTTATACAGTGTGCTGTGTGCTGTGTTAGTTAATTGTAAAATAAATATTTGCTATTTTCATGTTTGCTGTATTAACATTAATTTCTGTTTTTTTAAAAGTGTAATTGTCAAAGTCAAAACAAATGTCAATGTCAAGCTGTGTACTGTCTTTAATTGTGAAAGCAATATAACTTTCACATAATGTTAACGCAAAGACTTTGCGTTAACATTATAGTTTCAACATTATTAATATGTATAAAAACATTATTAAAAGTTTCAAAATTGCTTTCAAAAGTTTTTAGTGCTGTATTTTTCATTATGTAGTCTTTTCTATACAGCACACTGTATAAGCTATTTAAGTTTTTATTTAGTTGTCAAATAACTATAACAAGAAAAACGACTTTTTATTTAACTTGTCATTTTTCAGCATACATATTATTAATGCTACACAATAATATACATTAATAATTGTCATACTTACTATACTTATTTATTTAGCATTTTAAATTTTATATGTCAAACTTTTT